AAAATGAAGACAATATATGTTTATCAAAAGACAACTTTATGAAAGGACTAATAATTTACTTTCATACAAAAGAAGGTAAACCATTTTATGTGCATAAACCACTAGATATGATTAATTCTTTAACCTTGTGGGAAGAAAATATGGTAGATTATTATCAGGGCAATCCTAAATTTAATTATATATATATGAAAACACATTATTGGAAATTAGAAAAATTAAGTTGTGTGTTAGTTTGTAGAAATCAACAATGGTTTAAGGATAATGTTAAAGAATTAGAAGATATTTGGAACACTATTACAAAAGAAAGAGTTACTGGTTATCAGCATCGCGAACCTACTCGCAAACAAAAAAAAATTAATAATAATAATGTAGATAAACCATCTGAAGGTTGTTTGTTACATTTTAATAAAGAAACGTGTAAAATAAATGTTATAAAAAAACAAACACAAGATATTGAGTTTGATATTGATAATTTTTAAAAATATTATAAAATTTCTATTGTTAAATATTACCTGAATAATGATATAATATTTTTGTATTATTTTATAGAGCAATAGGTAAATCATCCCTAATGAAAGTAGCTTCACCATTTCTATTCCAACTAACAACCATTGTAATTATCTCTACACCTGCTTCTACTGCTTGTTTAAACGCATCTCTATATTCTGGGTCAATAACAGATGGTTGAAATCTATCAGCATCCGTTCGTTGTATAACATAACACATTATACAACGAATTTTTTTTTCTTTTTTTATCAATGTTTCTTTTTTTATCAATGTTAATTCTCTAATATGTTTTAATGCTCTTGGACTAACAGGTTCAGAAGGTTTCTTGTTATAATTGTAAGGAAAATAGGATACTTTTGAATTAAAGTCTCTATCATTAAAATTCATTTTAGTCCTCTCTTTAAAAGTAACGTTTTCATAGTCTGCTAATGGCACATTTTTTACTTCCATTATAAATGGAATACAATTTTGATCTATACCAGTAAAATCAAAACGTGAATCTATTTTATCTTTAACATAAATAGCAGTTTCTCTTCTATATCTTTTAATATTTTGTAATTTCGTCAGTAAGTTTGCGTTCAAAGCTGCTTCGGTTAATGTTTCTGCCAACTTTGGATGGATTCCAATAATTTGTTCATATTCTCTCTCTCTTAATACTGATAAGTATACAGTATGCGTACATTTCATATTTGCCTTATTTTTTGGTTTTGATTTTGAATTTGGACTTAGAGATATTAAAACAGACGCATTTACGTCAGCAAGTCCACAACAACCTAATGAAGCAGTATGACCTAATACTTCTTCATCATTGCATAAAATATCAGCAACATATGGAGTTTTGATATATTTTGAAGGGCGTTTAATAACTTGTCCTTCAATAAGATTATCTAATTTTATTAAAACTTGCATTCTTTTGATACTTACAATAAGTATTGTAATTTTTAATTCAATTTTTTATTTTTATAAAGTATATGGTTCAGTTATAAAATAACCAACTCTTAAACCTTGTTGTACTGGGGGTAATGGCAAAGTAATATTTGTTTTAGTATCTTTTTTATTTTTATATAAGGCACCACAAAAATCCGCAGGTGAACAAGTTCCGTTATCTGGATTATCATAATATTTCAAATTGTTAGTTACCTGTTTATATGAACCTAATTTAAATACAGGATAATGCCACCATATTTGATTATAATTATTGTTTGAAGTGTCATTTTTATTTATTAGAGGATAATCATTTAATATTGCTTGGTTAACAGATTTTGGAAAAGTTCCAGGCGTTGATAAATCATATAACCCACTAAATCCTTCAATATTTTTTTTAAAGGCTAATATAAGTATTAAAAATATAATACCACCTATGACAAATTTATATTTCATATAATATAAATGTATATAAAAACTTAATTATTTAATTTTAAAAGTGACTTAAAATTAAACTGCCAAATATATATACCATGGAAACAACATATATGCGTGTTACTAAAAGAAATGGAGAATTAGAAGAAATTGCCTTTGATAAAATTCAATCACGAATTAAAAAATTAGGCGAAGAAGTTTCCATTCATATAAATTATCCACAATTAGTTATGAAAGTAATCGATCAATTATATGATAAAATTTCTACAACCAAAATAGATGAATTAGCCGCTGAACAATGTGCGTCACTTTCTACACTAAATCCGGATTATGGAACTCTTGCTGGACGGATTATTATTTCCAATCATCAAAAAAATACAAATTCATTATTTTCAAATGTAGTAGAAGAATTGTATAATTTTTGTGATATTCACGGCAATCATAATCCATTAGTATCATTCGATTTATGGATATTTGTTACTAAGTATGCTTCAACTTTAAATGATATGATTGATTATAATAGAGATTATTTAATTGACTATTTTGGATTTAAAACTTTGGAAAGAGCATATTTATTTAAAAAAGGAAAATATATTATTGAAAGACCACAACATATGTGGATGAGGGTTTCTGTTGGAATACACGGAGATTTAAATAATCCTAATTCATTAGAACTTATTAAAGAAACATACAATTTAATGTCTCAAAAATTTTTTACACACGCTACGCCTACCCTTTTCAATGCCGGAACTCCACGACCACAGATGAGTTCTTGTTATTTATTAGCTATGGAAGATGATAGCATTGATGGAATTTTTAATACATTAAAAGATTGCGCTCATATTTCAAAATGGGCTGGAGGAATTGGATTACACATTCATAATATTAGAGCAAAAGGAAGTCATATTCAAGGAACAAACGGAATATCCAATGGGTTAGTTCCTATGTTACGAGTATTTAATAATACTGCTCGATATGTTGACCAAGGAGGTAATAAGCGTAATGGTTCATTTGCTATTTATTTAGAACCTTGGCATTCTGATATTTTTGATTTCTTAGAAATGCGAAAAAATCATGGAGACGAAGAAACAAAAGCGCGTGACTTATTTTACGCTTTGTGGATTTCTGATTTATTTATGGAAAGAGTTAAAGATAAAAATGGTAAATGGTCATTATTTTGCCCACATGAATGTCCCGGATTATCTGATGTTTATGGGGACAATTTTAAAAATTTATATGAATCTTACGAAAAAAATGGCAAGGCTAGAAAGACTATTAATGCGCGCGAATTATGGTTTGCTATTTTAGATGCTCAAATGGAAACAGGAACACCATATTTACTTTATAAAGACGCTGCTAATATAAAATCTAATCAAAAAAATCTTGGAACAATTAAATCATCAAATTTATGTACCGAAATAATAGAATATTCTGATAGTACCGAAACAGCGGTTTGTAATCTAGCGTCTATTGCGTTACCCGCATTCGTTTACCAACAAACAAAACAATTTGATTATGATAAACTTCATCAAGTCACTAAAGTAGTAACTAATAATTTAAATAAAGTTATTGACATTAATTTTTACCCTACTGAGAAAACAAGAAAAAGTAATTTAAGACATAGACCTATTGGCATTGGTGTGCAAGGTTTAGCAGATGCTTTTATTTTAATGGATATTCCATTCCATTCTGAACAAGCAAAAAGTGTTAATAAACTAATATTTGAAACTATTTATCACGCATCTCTTGAAAAAAGCAATGAAATTTCTTTTGAAAGAGGTGAACAAATTAAAAAATTATTAGATTTAAACTCTACTGAAAGTTTTACTTTTATTAACCAATATGAATATTCTACCTTAAAACGAGATAATAAAGATTTATTTGGAGCTTACATTTCATTTGAGGGTTCTCCTACTTCTGAAGGAATTCTTCAATTTGATCTTTGGAATGTGAGTCCAAGCAATCGTTACAATTGGGATATTCTTAAAAAATCAATACAAAAATATGGATTGCGAAACTCTTTGTTAGTTGCCCCAATGCCAACCGCATCTACATCACAAATTCTAGGATATAATGAATGTTTTGAACCATTTACAAGTAATTTATACTCCCGTAGAACATTAGCTGGAGAATTTGTTGTCGTCAATAAATATTTAATGAAAGAACTTATTGAATTAGGTCATTGGAATGAACAAATAAAAAATAATATTATTGCGAATAAAGGTTCAATTCAACAAATTACATTTTTATCGGAGCACATTCGCAATAAATATAAGATTGTTTGGGAAATACCTATGAAACATATTATAGATATGTCTGCTGATAGAGGACCATTTATTTGCCAAAGTCAAAGTTTAAATTTATGGATAGAAGAACCTATTTACAGCAAATTAACATCTATGCACTTTTATGCTTGGGAAAAAGGATTAAAAACTGGCATTTATTATTTGAGAAGAAAGGCGAAACATCAGGCGCAACAATTTACAATTGAACCAACTACAATAGAAAAAGAAGATATTTGTGAATCGTGTTCTGCTTAAATTAATTATTTAATATATTTATAGGTTTATTGTAGTAAATTTTTGTCTATTTTTATTTGTCTATTTTTATTTGTTTATTTTTGAATGCTTTTTACAATATAATATTATATTGTAAAATACTTATATTGTAAAAAATATAATATTTATTTAATTTATTATTTACATTCCTTACATATTCCAAACGTTTTTCTATGCCATTTAGTGATACCATATTTTTTAATACCGTCCATATGTTTTTTAGACCCATATCCTTTATTTGAATTTATATCATAACGCTCTACTAATTCAGGATTTTCTTTACATAACTCTTCAATATATTTATCTCTTTCAGTTTTTGCCAATATAGATGCTGCTGCTATAGATGTATATTTATTATCTCCTCCTTCAATCGTTTTATATTTTATTGTTGTTTCATTTAGTATTGTATATGGTTTAAAATAGTTACCATCTACTAATATTAATATTTTATCATAATTAATATGTGATAATTGGGATAATACATTTGTAATACATTTATGCATTGCTGATTGGGTTGCCTGTAATATATTTATATTATCTATCGTTTGCTCATCTTCATATTCTACTGCCCAAGCAATCGCATTTTTTTTTATATAA